CGATAGTTGATTTTCTTGAACTGGACTTGCAACTGCTGAAGGCTGTGGAGGATGAGCAGATGCTTGGTTTTCTTGAACTGGACTTGCAGCAGCAGCATCCTCTGCTACTGGACTTACATGCGCATCTTCCCAAAGTGGACTATCACCCATCTACTAAGAGACTTGAAACTTCTTATACAATGCCCGCGCCAAGCACAAGTGGACAATAGTTTCGCAGAATGGTTGTGACTCGTAGGAGAACCTCCTTCTTTTCAACATTCTCATCGCGAATCTTTGATAGTGCCACATCAAGCGGGAACCATCCAAGGTCACCAATCTCCCGTCTCATATGCTCATTTGCATTTTCAAATGTCACTTTCACATTCTCCTTCACATAGACAATACGATACTTGTGGCAGTAATGAATATGATTTGACCCAAAAAAAGTCTCCTGAATGGGCTCCAAATTCTCAATCATTTGAACATCCTTCTCATGAAGTCCCGTCTCCTCCCACATTTCACGAAGCGCACATTCGCGCTCAGATTCATAGGGGTCTCGTCGTCCCTTCGGAAATCCCCATTCGGGCGTTTCCCAACCGGGTCCAATCTTGCTAAAGATATCACTAAGTGTTTCACGCTCACCATTTTCATTAATGATTCCATGCTCGCGAATGGCATCAAGTTTTGCACGACTACTCTCCTTCTCTTGCCGATACTGCGTATGTGAATGATCTGCCCCCCAGAGTTCGTTCCAGAGTTGTTGAAAGGGCAGTTTCACAAATCTCTCCCGTTCACGTACAGTCATTCCCTTTAATTGCCGAATAATGTAGATATAATCTGTGAGACTATACTTTCCGCGCATCATCTCTACAAATCCCAGGCTATCGCGTCTCTGAATCAGCAGATATTCAATCGGACCTGCACCCTCAAATCCTGTAATCGCCGACTCCTGCTCTGCAAGAACTTTTGACGGATTCCATCCTCCGCGTACGCGAATTGCAATGACACCATGGCTTGTAATAGGCGCCATGCATTGTCTGGATCCATGATTTCCGCCACAATTTGAACAGCCTGAGCGGGCCTGTCGCATACCAACTTATTTTATGATACGGCTTGAATCCTTAGACCTGGGGGAAATACTATACAATTAAATATCTGAGGCAAGCAAAGAGATGAAAATACCTCCCGAAGTCTGGGGACCTTTTTTCTGGCATACAATTCACATAAGTGCACTTGGATATTCAAACAAGCCGACCTATGCGCAAAAGAAGGCCGCGAAGGAATTTTATGAGAGCCTCGGTGTTATGATTCCGTGCCCAATCTGCCGCGAACACTTTGTAAAACATCTTGAACTCTATCCCCTGACACCCCATCTCGATTCGCGCGAGGACCTTTTCAAGTGGACGGTCACGCTCCATAATGCAGTCAATAAATCACTCAAGAAGCCTGAGTTTTCAGAATATGATGCAATCCAGTTCTACCGTCGTCTCGGTGCTCGTGGAAAAAATCCAACTGTAACCCACATTGACTTTGAAGAGATTGACTACCGCTCCTTTGCACAGGGACTCGGTGTAGGGGTAGCAACAGTAGCCGTCTTTGCAGGTGTAGTTTATCTGTACACTAAGTAAATGAGTGACTCATTTCCAGAAGAGATCTATGAGGGACTCAAAATCCCTTCCGGAAAAACGCACCCTGTGAAAAAAACTGTGAAGGAACTTCACGTAAAAGATGTCATGACCAACGATGAAATCAAGGCACGTGAGGGGACCTATTTTACTGAAAAAGAAGTGAAGACAATTTTATCTGAAGATGTGGATGTCTATCGCACTGATCCTGAAACGGGCGAAAAGCGTCTGCTTGCAAAATTCCGCAAAAATGTATTTTCACCGGATGAAATTCGCATCGGCTGGGAAGGATTCTATCAAACGGCCGCCGCCAGTCGGAATCGCGGTGCTGCAGCAGGACCCATTGATACAAAATCAGCCTACTGGAAGAAACGCAATCCTACAGAAATTACAAAGTGGTCGGCGAAGTACATACAGGATGGTAAGGTCAGCAAGATGCGTGTAAACAATAATGTAATGAGCAGTGTGCTCGGTTTCTTTGAAAAGACACCTTTCATGGGACTTCCGTGCCGTCTTACAAGTTATACTCAACGATTCTTCAAACAGTACAGACACGGTATTCCGTTTATAGAGGCTGTTGATGATAAATTCAAACAACTTGTGCCTGAGGCGCATAAGAAACAGTATGCAGCCGCCTCTAAGAAAGCCATGTACCGTATTGAGAATACATGCTTCAGTTCAGTTACTCTAAATCGCAACTTCCGTACAGCCCTCCATTGTGATGCTGGAGATTTTATGGATGGATTTGGCAACCTCTCCGTGATTGAGCGTGGAGACTATTCTGGCGGATATACACTCTTTCCGCAATACGGCATTGGATTTAACATTCGCACAGGCGATTTCTTGGCCATGGATGTGCATCAATGGCACTGTAATACAGAACTCAGTGAGACTTCTGAGCAGGCTAAGAAGAATAAAGCGCTTCCAGATATCTACAAGGATGACCCGACCACAGGAACCTTCGGTACAAACAAAAACTTTACACGAATCTCCTTTGTCTGTTATCTCCGTGATAAACTCCGTCAATGTGACGAGGGTCAGACGCGCAAATACTACAAGCGCATCAAGTTCGATCCAAAGAAAGGTGATTTAGCCAAGGCCAAGTCAAAGTTTTCTGGAAAAACAAGAAAACATCATAAAGAAGAAGGGGAATGAGTACTGAAGACTATGCTCAAAAGATTCGCAATGCCCTTGCGATGACAAGTCGTTATATCGCACCTCCGTCAGTCTCCTTTACGGCGAACACAGGTGAAGGATTTATTGCATCTGTAACACCGTATCTAATCTGGGGGCTCATGGTTGTTTTTATCTTGGCTCTCGTTGTTGTTATTATTAACTACACAATCTATCCTATCTTCGACTTTGGCTCGACGCCAAATGCTCTCATCCATGTTCCACAATCCGATTGGACCTATTCTTGGTCAGATTCGGATCCTGCGAACTTATTTGTAGATACTGCCGCAACAAAGACACTTCCGACAAAGAATTTCAGTCTCTTTTTTGATACTAAAGTGATTGCTACCATTCCCACTGCCGATACAAACATGAAGTATGTACTTGCCTATAAGACAACTGCAGGTTCTGGAACTGCAGCGAGTGCTGCGGCAGCGGCAGCCACCTCTGCAACCGCAGCAACAACCACACTTGCGACTGGAGCCCTCCCTCAAGGTTCAACCTGCACGGCGGCCGATGTTCAGGCAATTGCAGGCGCTGTAACCGCATCAAGAGTATCAACTCCAACAGGTGCCGCTGCAACGATGGTTCAGCCCATACGTACATTTCCGTATCTGAATGATGCTACGCTCGGTGTTCCGCTTGACCCATCTCTCATTGCATTCTATGATGCAGGTGCTTCAAAAATCATTGTCTATCTTGCGGTTGCCGCAACTACAAGTGGTACACCTAATTGGCTCCATGTCTCTACAGATATCATACCGAATGTAGCGTATCGCGTGGGTATTGTTGTCAGTGATTCAATCATGGAACTCTACTTAAATGGTAAATGGGCTGCGAGTACTACGTTTGGAGGAAAGATACCAATGGGCGGAGACAAGGATACTCTTTTTAGTGTTCCTTCTCGTTATTCTGCCAATGTAGTCGTACGAAACTTAGGAACAGTGGAGCGTGTAGTCTCTTCCGGTGAAATGCGTGGGATAGGAACTCCTGCTCTTCAATAGAGAGATGATCATCTGGTTCATCGCGGCACTTGTCATCATACTTACAATTTATGCATTTAGCATATTTTTTACACCTAAAATAACGAAAAGTTCTGATCCAGGTCCGTGGATTCTTGATGCCAATCAAGCCTCAACAAATTGGGTTACAAATGATGCAACGTATGTGTCAAATTTCTTGAAAAATCAGAGTTCAAGTTTCCGTATTTTTTACTATATACAGTCACTTCCACGTACTGGGGCAATTTATGATACCACTACAAACACTGCAAATTTTAACTCTACTACGGATTCATTCGATATCTGTGATACTTCAACGAGCACGTGCACCCATCCTGGATTTGCAAAACTCCTTCAGTTCGATACGTCTCTCTGGATTGAACTCTTACAGGCTCCTGATGCATCTCGCCCTGGACTTCCTAAGACACAACTCTGTATACAGACAACCAACCAGACTGGCAAGTCATATATTGAAACCTTTCCACTGCCGCCGTTCCCTCAACAGAAGTGGGTCATGCTTACACTCTCTCATGAGGGATCCAAGTATTATGTGTATTACAATGGTCAATTGGCCGCCTCTGTTAAAACAACGAATGTTCCGAAGCCGACTGCAATAAAACTTGCTTTATCCAATGGAACCTTTACAGGTAGAGCCTCCTATCTGCTTTCAAAGACGTCTGCCATGACTGCATCCGAAGTTGCCTCCGATTATTCCGCGAATACAAATACACTGGGAGAGCCTTATGACTCACTTTTTCCTTCATTAAACCTCAATCTATGTCCTTCCGGCAATTGTTTTTCAGGCCCCTCCGTGCGCCCAAGCAATCCTCTCGTTGTATGGAAGTCCGAGTACTAAAACCCTTGCTCAAACAGAATGAACGCTGCCGCCACTGCATCCCCTGCGGGTTCACTAGGTAGACTTGTTGGTGGTATTGTGATACTTGTTGTAGCAGGTGTCCTAATGTATTATCTCTATGATTATCTATTCAATATCACACAGACACAGACAAAGGCGTCGATTGTTGGTAACCCGATTGCTTCGCCCACGACCCTCATTCAGTATCCTGGCACATCACAGGATGATATAAAACTATCACAGTACATCTTTACGGGTGGTGAGATGACTGTATCTTTCTGGATGTATGTAACGGGTGCTGGTAGTGATACCACCAATAAGCGCCACATTCTGAACCTGGGCAGAACAGCCACTGATAATGCTTCCACTCTGACTGTAGCACTCGGTGGTAAGACAAATACACTCCATGTTCGTGTAAATGACGGTAGTAGCCAGAGTTTTGTTTTTAATAGTTTCATGACAACCAGCCCCGACAGTGATACGGCCTCTCCGTGCAATGTGCAAAATGTGGAGTTTGGCCGCTGGGTGAATGTAACTATTGTACTGAACAACAATCTGTGCGATGTCTACATGGATGGCCGTCTCTCACGCTCCTGTGTGCTCAAGGGACAGTTCCAGGTGAATGGCTCTACATCAACACCGCTCTATTTCTTCCTTCTGAACCCTGATATTGGAACGGGTGGTGCTCATGTGAAGACAGACTGGAATGGAAGCCTGTCAGGTGTCAACTTCTACAACTACGCACTTTCTCCGGATGAAACCTATCGTATCTACATGGCGGGTCCTTCCGGCTCATCGGGTGATTTATGGTCAGCAATCAAGTCATTCTTTGGTCAACTTAC